CTGCAAGCACCGCCCTAGCTATCTTGGTTTCTATAACCGCAATTAGTGCGTGGGGTGCGTCTAGTAAATCGTTAGCCCAGTGATTTTCAAAGAACTCTTGCTCTGCTTGTAGCTCGTCAGGGTCAAGTGAGCCTAAATAATCGTTTTGGTTAGTCATCTTGTCCCTCCCTGATCATATCCTCTAGCTCTTTCGCAGAGTAAGGGTGCTCTAAGGCCTCAAAGATATTACGATTAGCAGCTTTTGTATACATGACATTGATAATTCGTTGACGCTCTATAGAGACCCCGTAACATACGGGGCACCCTATATCATCATCTTTATCAAAGTACCAGTCGTGTAGATCGCACTCACCCATCATTTTGTTGCCTTCTGTAATTATTGTCACCAGCATTACTAGTCAGGTGGCGTTGTTTCGTCTCCCAGGATGCTCTAAGTAGTTCACGATAGTAGACCATGCCTCCGTCAAACTCTGTCTTCAGTATGCCTTGATTAACGTATTTTCTTATAGTTTCTGTACTAATATCGGCCATCCTTGCAGCATCACTGATCGTAACCAGGGGACCTTTAGCCCTATTTGCTTGAGTCATTGGTTATCCTATAAAATTTAACATCAGTTTGAACTTGCTTGGCTATCTCCGTGCCCATACTTATTAGAAGTTTTGAGACCTCTAGCTTTGCGAAAATGGCTGCCATCTGATCTTCGTTATATTCGTACTCAGGTTCACTCACTTTTTTCTCCCTCGGTGTTAGGATTAGATTCTACCAGCATCTTTCTTAAGATGTTAAGCGTCATCCTTGCATCTACTTCGGTTTCTATTAGTCCATTAATAAGGGCGTCCACTATTTCAAGAGAATTAGCTCTCTCATCGGCGGCCCCTAGTTCCCAACCAACTGTTACCGCATTGTCAAAGGCTTTGTCAGACGCCACCCTCAACTCAGCTCGTGATTTTATTGCTTCTGTAGTAGCGGCGTTTACTTTTTCGTAATCGCCAGTGACTTGTATTTTTATATTAGAGTTTTCCATATGACAATAGTAACAGCTAAAGTCCCCTTTTTCAAATCAGCAGGCCCGTCCAGAGTCCGCTGTTTTTAATCTTTTTTAATACTATGGCACTTGCAGACACAAGTGTGCCCAGGAAACTCCAGGATGCACTCTTCGTGCTGCTCAGTTGAACACCACCCAAAGATAGTTTCCCTAGCGTCTCCGCTGTAGTCAATAGTGGCGTTTTTTACTTCGCGTTTGGCCATCTAGTAATCTAGAAGGTCAGTAACCAGCGCAGCAATCTCGCTTCGCTCGGAGCGCATCAAAGTAATGTGGCTAAATATAGGTTGACCCTTCAGTCTTTCTACAACAGAGGCAACTCCATCGTGACGACCGACTCGAAGATTGTCTCTCTGAGCAACGTCGTGCGTCAGGATCACTCTAGACTTTTGACCGATACGAGATAGAACAGTCAGCAACACATTCTTCTCTAGCGACTGAGCTTCATCCACAATTACAAAAGTGTCATGAAGTGAGCGCCCACGAATGTGCGTTAGTGGCAGGACTTCAAGAATGCCACGAGCTATTACCTCTTCAATTACCTCTTTAGAGACCAGCGATCCGAGCGTGTCAAAGACGGCCTGCGCCCAAGGGTTCATTTTCTCGGCTTCGGTTCCAGGGAGGTATCCAAGTTCTTGACCGCCTACTGCATGCAATGGTCGGAACACCATAATCTTCTTGTGCTCTTTCCTTTCAAGGACCGCTTCGAGCCCAGCGCATAGAGCCAAGGCGCTCTTTCCTGTTCCGGCTTTTCCACCGAGCGAGACGATGCCCATACCCGGATCCAACAACGAGTCGATAGCAAGTCGCTGCTCAGCAGAGCGTCCATGTAGTCCGAAGACTTCACGGTCACCCTTGACCAAACGAATGGTCCCACTGTCTGTGACTCGACCTAGTGCACCACCAGATTCTGAAGATAGTACTAGTCCAGTATTGACGGGCATACCCTTGATGGATTCATGTGCGAGTTCACCGTTGTCGTAGAGATTAGTTATGTCCGCCCCTGAAACCGAAATCTCCGAGATACCGTGCCACTCTTCGTTGGCAAGTTCGTGCAGGTACTGCTCAGCGTTTAGCCCAATCGATGCAGCCTTTACGCGCATCGGAAGATCTTTGGAGACGAGGGTTACGTCATACCCTGCGTTCTTAAGATTCGCCGCTACGGCCAAGATACGAGAGTCGTTATCTCCCAGCTGAAAACCTGCAGGAAGGATGCCCGGCTCAATGTTACCAAGCTCGACTCTTAAGGTTCCGCCGTCCCCGACCGGAATAGGGAAGTCTAGTCCCCCGTGCTCATCTCTGAGGTCGTCTAGTAGTCGAAGCGCTTTACGTGAAAGATAGCCTATCTCTCCGTCATTTCGCTTTTTCTCAAGCTCATTTATCACCACGATGGGCAGAACAACTTCGTGTTCCGCAAAGCGAAAGATTGCCTTTGGGTCAGAGAGGAGAACAGATGTGTCTAAAACAAAGGTCCTTACCTTATTTGAGGTGGTCTGTGACCCTGAGGTATCTGACAATTTAGCTCCTTTGTTGGTACATCTTCCCTAAGTCTACACCCAGCAAATCACGTTGGGCTAAGAGGAGCTATTCTTTTTCTGAGCAATCTTAAATTCAGTCGCACGTTGTACTTGCCGAGCAGACAAGATTAGCTTTACGGCCTTCTTCTCTTTATCGGTGAGGGCTTTCATCTTTAGTTAACTCCTGTGGAGCCAAATCCACCTTCGCCTCTGTCAGTATCATCAAGGGCGTCTACGATTTCAAACTTTGCTCTTTCAACCTTTTGGATTACCAACTGAGCGATTCGGTCACCCTTACTGATTACTGCCGTCTTACTAAACTCAGTGTTGTACAGGATAACGCCAACATCACCACGATATCCAGAGTCAATAGTTCCAGGAGCATTTAGAACTGTTAGGCCTTGCTTCAGCGCGAGGCCACTTCGCGGGTGGATCAATCCTACGTATCCGTCTGGGATGGCAATCTTTATACCAGTCTTAACAAGTTTCCGCGCTCCAGCTCTAATCTCTACGTTCTCGTTGGCGCAAAGGTCAGCCCCCGCGTCGCCATCCTGAGCATAGATAGGTACAACTGCTCCGTTAGTGGTCTCAATCCTGATCTTCATTACTCTCCTCTAGTTCAGCTTTTATGGCAATCTTCTTAGCCTTATACTCTGCCGCTAGAGCTTGGTCAGTAGTGTTCCTATAGTGAACTCTCTGCACTCTATCCAACCTAAAACTCCTAGTGTGCTCAGACTTTTTTGGTCCCCCCCAAACGTCTATCCACTCAACTCCGTCAGCATTAGTGACGTGCTTCATGAACCTGAATCTTCCACGCTCACCTTTTATTTTCATCTCTGTGCCGACGGTAACGTTTCTGCCGTTAATCTGAATCTCAGTAGATACTGTCCAATCTTTAATTGGACCAGTTATCTCTTCTTCTCTAAGCTTCTTTTTTCTCGCCATTGAGTCCCTTTTCATTTTTCGTAAGTGCGTCTATTACATTCTTCACACTTGAACCATACCAAGTTCCACCCCTAGAAGCAACTAACCCCTGAATATTCAGCGTGTCGGCTATTGCCTGATAAGACATTCCCCTGCCCCTATGAGTCAAAACTTGCTCCCTTACCTGCGGTGGGATAAACATCTTCGGTCCCATATCTTCGCCCCAGACGATACCTCTATCTCTGCGATCTTTATGGATATCCTTTGAGCGCTCTGCAATAATTCCACGTTCCATCTCGGCCAAGGCGCTCATTATTGTGACGACAAATCTTCCTTGGTATGTAGAGGTGTCTAGGTTTAGATCAAGGAGGATCAGCCTCCACTCATTCTTGTTGGCCCTATCCACTATGTCCAAGAAGTCCTTTGTACTCCTGGCCAGTCTATCTATCCTGGTCACAATAAGGGCGTCTGCCTCGCCACGGTCTAGACGCTTAAGGGCGTCTATTAGTTTGGGCCTGCCGGTAACGTTCTTACCGGAGCGGCCCTCTTCGCGGACCAACTCACCTTCGGAGAATCCGTACATCTCCCTAGCCTGCACAAGGGTTCTCTCTTGCACATCCAGCGACACACCATCCTCTACTTGTATCATTGTAGATACGCGTGCGTACAGAATTGCTTTAGTAATAGGGGCGTCCAGCTCGCTCAAGGGTAGTCTTTCGTCTATGTACCAACAACTCTAACGCATCTCCCGCAACACTAGTTAAAAAGTAAAGTAGGCTCTTCCCATGGAGATAATCAAAGTGCCTGGTGCTGATATTGCTATAGCCCGGAATGCAATACCTGATGGGCTATGCAAAGCCCTTACCGGCTATACGGAGCTCTTAATCGACAGTGGGCTGACCAAGATAGGGACTCTAACGAGTGACGGCACCCCCGTAACTAGATGGGATGCACGAAATGTCTACCTCAATACACTTAAAGGGGACGCGAACGTGCGGCACTACAACGAACTCAATGAGTTTGCAGACACTGCCATACTTGCGTGCATATCTGCCCTAGGGGGGCTCGCCGGAGCGTATATCGGAATGCCACTGAACATAGTTCACCGGTGGACCAACGGTGATTATCTAGCAGATCATACCGACTCCTTCGAGGGAGAAGAAGGAGATACAGGGATAAAATATGGGGTAATCTGCTATTTAAATAGTGGCAGTAGTTACTCAGGAGGCAGTCTCTACTATCCGGATCTCGACCTAGAGCTAGAAGCAGAGTCCGGCATGATAGTTGTGCATTCCAGTGATATTCTTCACGGAGTACCGCCAGTTACTGACGGAGTTAGATACAGCATGACAGGTTTTCAGTACGACGCAGCTAATGCTCCGAGCTATATTTAGTAAGACATTCCATCGTCTATAGTTTGTTCCATCTCAAACTCGGTGTAGCTTGTTCTGTTCTCTATTTCGTGTTGCACAAGGACTAAGTCTATTCGGATTCCGGACTCCACCTTATTTAACGCCCAAGAGTTCAGTGTCTCGTTTCGGTGGACTAGCATCTGCCCTGGTTTCCCAGATCCGCCCTCGCCGGTTTGCATATAAGTAAGATCTCCACCTGTATAGTCAGTACCCTGGTGTGAGAGCGGTATGATCGCAGTATATAAGACGTATCCACCATTTTCAAAGTAGCTATACTTGTCCACATATGATTGCAGCTCGTCGGTCCTGAGGATTGTAAAGTATCTAGGCTCCACAGACCCCAGTATGAAGAAGTTTCTTTGTATGTAGTCTCTAAACTGATCCTGCAGCTTCATCACCAACCCGTGAGGGTCCCATTCGGTAGGCCGGTTAGGTAGTTCGTGCTTCACACTGAAGTCATCCCCAGTAGCGTCAGACGAAAAGTTTAGAGCAAAATCACGCAAGAGGTCGACTTCGACAAGCGTCAGAACATCGTTAAGTGTCGCAAAGGGTATAGGTAGATGCCTAGTCTCTCGAGTTATCGTAGTTACGCCAGCATACATTAGTAGATAAAGTCCTTCTTTGGCCTCTTCTTCGGAAAGAGGATGTACTTAATCTTGCGGTAGGCACGTTCCATATAGTACAGAATCATCATTATAATTACGCCTTTAGTCGGATGGGTACGGTGGGTCCCCGATGGGGATGAAAGTTGTCATTGTAGTCCTAAGGCCCCCAGTGATCTTAGTGACCAAGTGAGGAATCCGCGAGGGCTGGATTACCAGTCTATTCTTAACTGGTGACAGCTTTATGTCCAATTCGGGATAGTAGAGGTCTCCACCCTCCCACTCTGTCCGGTCATTTAGGTAGAAGACTAGCGAGTAGTCAAAGCAGTCCATGTGCCATTCGAGCTCTTCGCCTGCAAAGAATATGTGTATAACGTCTAAGTTAATCTCCCTGTAAGGAAGTGTCTGCCCGATAAGAGCGAAGTAGGCATCCACAGCTTCAGTTGAGCGGTCGGACACTATTCGAGCAAGGTCTTGGTAGTACTGCGGGAGCTCCGATATGGGAGTATTCTTGTCTAGCCAGAAGGTGTCATCCTCCTCGCGGGGAGGGGAGTTCGTACCATCTTCTACAACTATGTGGTCATCAGTGTCTAGCTCACCTCTGAACACTAAGCCTTGAGCTTTGCACCACTTAGACATTTCAGAGAGAGCGTCACAGACGGTAACGTCAACTAAGTCATCTACTATAGCAATCTGAGTCTCGCCAATAAATTTAATATCCATAGGTATCAGTGTACTAGCTGTGCAGGTTGACTATAATAGTGCTTGCTTATGGAGCTACTCGACCATTCTTATTGAACGTTGCGTAAGTAACTGGCATGACCTCTGCAAAGAAGTCTTCCATCTTTTCGGCACACATCTCTATCTCCCTCTGCGGAAAAGAAGGAAACATTGTTCCTTCACGCATAGTTCGAAGTGATAGGAAGTTCATCAGTGTACGGGCGTTCATCGTAACGAACATAGAAGAGTAGAGTCCAACTGGTAGAACACTCCTTGCGACCTCTCGGGCAACACCTTTTTCTAGCATCCGCTGATAAGCAGCGTATGACTCTTTAGCTGCCATCTTGATGTCTGCCGGAACAATCTTTTTCTGGTCATAAGTTCCCTCTTCAAAAGTGTAAGCACCTGGCTTACCAACTTGAATTAGCTTACGATCTTCGCTAGGAATGTAAAACACTGGAGCAAGCTCTTTGTATCGGCCTGACTCTTCGTTGTAGGACGCAACCCTGTGACGCATAAACTCGCGGAACACAAAGATAGGTGCCTCTACATAGAACGTAAAAGCGTTGTGCTCAAAAGGGGTGCCGTGGCGATCACGCATAAGGTAGTTAATTAAACCAGCATCCTTCTCAGGAGTAGTAGTGCTACCGCCAGTAGAGACACGAGCAGCTTTTACTACCGAAGCATCGTCGCCCATTGACTGGACTAGCTCCACGGTCATGTCTGATCTAAATGTAAGTTCTGTCATTGTTAGTCCTCTAGCTGATGATTTTAGTGTTGTAGTGTGCTTCCCATTCTAGTACATCATTTTGATCATTAAGCATAGGCTGTCCTTTTATATTGAGACTTGTATTCAATAGAACTGGCACACCGCTGTAGGCATGCCAATTCTCTAGTACTTCATAAAGCCCCGGGTGTTGACGCTTATTTACTGTCTGAACCCTAGAAGTACCGTCTGCGTGCACCACGCTAGGGATCAACCAAGGCTTAAGGCATCTTGGTGTGTACTGCATATAAGGAGAGTAGTAGTCCATATCGAACCACCTGGTTGCATACTCCTCCATAACAATTGGAGCGAATGGTCTAAATAGCTCACGTTTCTTTATTAGATTTACTTTATTCTTTATGTCTGGATCCCTAGGGTCGGCCAAAATACTCCTATTGCCCAACGCCCTTGGCCCATACTCAGCCCTACCTGAAGCTACTGGCGCTACTTTGTCGTTAATAAGGGCGTCTACGATTTTCTTTACTGGATACTCCCCAGGGATATTGGTACCCAAGTATGGTCCAGTCCAGTTCAGGTGTTTTCCATAGAGGGCGGCTGCAGCGCCAAGTGCTGACCCCGCATCTCCAGGGTTAGGCATGATCCAGACATTCTTGAAGATGCCGTGAAGAAGGGTATTGGCCTTACTGTTTAGGGCACAGCCGCCCATAAAGACTAGATTTTTCTTGCCAGTAGTTTGTTTAACCATGGTTATGTACTCAACCAGTCGGTCCTCAAAAACCTGTTGGACTGCAGCTGCTAGGTCAAATCTTGCTTGGCCCTCTACTTCTTCTCCCCAGTCTTGGATACCCCTATGAAAGTTACCCTCTTGGGCGTAATAGATAGGGAAGTAACTGCGTACTCTCTCGTAATATCTATCTTTGTCACCATAGGCAGCCATGCCCATCATGATGTACTCTTCCTCGTTTGGCTTCAACCCAACTAGCTGCGTAAAGGCAGAGTAGAAGAGTCCAAAGCTGAAGGGGTACTTGTCCCTTCTCACCTGCGTTATCTTCTCACCTTCCCCCTTCCAAACTGTAGACGTCTCAAACTCTCCAATTGCGTCTAGCACAACAATAGCGGCGTCCACAAAACTAGAGGTAAAGTATCCAGCAGCAGCATGCGAATAGTGATGGGTGAAGTTAATGGTTGGTAGGCCACCGAGAAGAGTGTCTTTGTAGTAGGGACGTCCACCCCCGAACCCACCGTGCCGTGCAATCCTAATTTTCTTTAGCCAAGACTTCTCATAGTAGGCGACCTTGTCTGGTGATCCGTGCTTAAGGGCGTCCATCAGAATAAGGTCGTTGTTATACCAATCGTTCTTCTGCTTACTGTAGCGCTCGGCGTGTCCAGCGAATAGGATCTCACCGTCCTCAATGACGGCCATTGCAGCATCGTGTGTAGTCTCATTGATACCTATGATCTTCATCCTAATAGTCTAATCTAATAATGATAGAATGTTCTTATGACAGACCTTCCATACAAGCTCATTAAAAACGCGCTCACGCCCTCGCAGTGCGAGACTTACTCACAATGGATTGAAGAGTACGCGATGAAAGACCAATTCAGACCGGGATATCGACTACAAAGAGTCCCCCTAACAGACTTGGAGAATGAGGAGCTACCTTTCCTACAACCAGTGAGATTGATGCTTACTAAGGTTAAAGCGTTTTTTCAGGACAATTACGACATGAAGTACACTTTTGGCATGAAGCGCCTTTACGGGAACATTATGGACACTGGCGCGGAAAATTACGCTCACGACGACGACGGGGACCACTACGACGGTAAACCCGAGGTGGAGCTGCACTATTCTTGTATTTTAATGCTAAACAGCGACTATGAAGGTGGAGAACTGTACTTCCAGCATCACAACATAGATATAAAGCTAGAGCAAGGCGACTTGATAATGTTTAGAGGTAACGAGGCCAATCTCCATGGAGTTCGTAAGGTTCTTTCGGGGAAACGTTATAACTTTATATTCTTTTTCCGCGACCACATCCCTTTAGCAACATGATCTCGAAAGACTACCTCATCTTTGAAGACTTTCTCACACAGGAGGAGGCCAGCCGAGCAGCGGCAGCTATGCAGTTGTCTCCGCAAGATGACGACCGTGAGATGTATAGCACTTTCAGCCTGTTCGGCCCCGAAGTTTTAGAAGATAATGCTATAACCTACGATTGGGATGCCGAAGGCAAGATAAAACTTGCAGTGAAGCATGCTCACTCAGTTTTTAGGGACAATTACGAGATCAAGGGAGAGTTCACTCTCCATAGATGTTATGGGAACATGATGCGCGAAGGGGCTTGGCTGGCAGGTCATGCCGACTGGGAGCCAGACTCTAACGGCGACGCTGCAGATCAGAAACCATACATAGCCGCGCTTTTTCTCACCGACGATTACGAAGGTGGGGAACTACACTTCCCAGACTTAAAAATTAGCTTACATCCCAAGGCCGGAACTCTAGTTCTCTTTACTGGCCATGACACTATCCACGGGGTTGACTATGTGACTAAGGGCGTCCGCGTCAACGTAATTATTGTCTTCCACGAGACATTAAACAATAAGGGCGTCTAGGCCATAGACAAAGGATGTCATAGAGAAGCGGACCCCTTCTGTCACTGGGTTGACACCATGTAAGTTGCCAGCGTGATGGATCAACAGGACACCTGGTTTAGGTTTGTACTCTATTCCTAACTCTGGATAGCATATCTCGCCCCCAATATAGTCATCGTTTAAGTACATAAGGACTCCATACTTCACATGAGTGTTTCTATGTTCCCCGACTATGTCTTGGTCAGCATTATCTCTGTGCATCCCTACAGGTTCTAGATGGGATGTAGCTCTGCATATACTACCTATTTCATTCATGTATGCTACGTCTTTGAACAGGGCAGCAACTCTAAGGTCAATTGCCTTTGACAGGTAGCTTCCCCCAGGAGTATCTTGGAACTCAAAAGTTTTTCCAGCATGATGCTTATCATAGTCAGGTAAGTCTTCGGCAAACCAATCTTCTTCTCTGGCGAACCTAGCCTTATCGAGCAAGAGCCCAAGCTCTGAATCAGTTATAAAGTTCTCATACTCCCAGAGCTCTCCGGGAACTAGTTCCTTTAATGCCATTAGGTTAGCCTTGAAGCCTGTTCACAATGAGACGTTCACGCTCGTCTATTACTTGGTAAGCAAAGTTCATTAGTTTCTCGTACGCATCTGCGTCATTTGAAGTCTTGTTGTAGTGGTGAGAGCAGAACAGTAGCTCGCCCGTATTACCTACAGCTTTTACGTAAGCCTGGGATGTGCAATCGAAGTCACATCTATCGTTATTGGTGAGCGTCCAATCCTCTGAGTCTGTTAATATCTTCAACGCTAGCACCTATCTGTAGTGGGGTTGATTTACTTGTATGAGCATAGCCTATTTGGCTCTAACTCACAAACGGTTTTTTAGTTTTTCTACTAGAACTTCTCTAAATTCATTTGTCTCGTCGCTCACGGAGCGGCGTCTAGTTGATTGGATCAACCTAATAATCAAATCTCGTTCGTCGCTTCTGTGCTTCTTTTCATACTCGCCTGACTCGCGGCCAAGGTGCCAGAAGAGCACCAAGATGATTACAAACTCGGCTGCTAGCACTATTAAAGCTAATGTTTGAATGTTTTCCATACTTTAATTGTATCTCCTCTTCGATAGGGGGTCAATCCCCTGTTTTCCATACAAACTTAGACCTAAGGTTGTATGGCATTTATGTACACTACCTTTTGTACATTAACCAGCAAAATAGCGGTGTTCAGTATGCTATATTTAGTACCTTAAGGTGCAGGGTGATAGTCAAAAGAGCCCACTTCTATCTCTCTTGAACCCACTAAGGCCATGACTCGATAGATGGCTATTGCTCCTGGTTTGTCCGAGACAGTCCTGCTTATGTTCTCTATGCCCGTGACCCAGAATAGACGCCAACTTGGTCTAATAGACCCAGTTTTGTAGATTCTGTAGCCACTGGCTTCGTCTAACGGTTCCCACTCCAGAGTGGCAAAGTACGAGCCAGGACCTTCTTGGGTAACCATAACGGGAAACTCTAGAGGTTCTGGTTCTGGTTCTGGTTCTGGTTCTGGTTCTGGTTCTGGTTCTGGTTCTGGTTCTGGTTCTGGTTCTGGTTCTGGTGTAGGAGTAGGAGTTGGTTCTGGTTCGGGGCTAGGCGAAAGACCCACTGGAGGCTCAGCTGCTAGTTCAGGCTCTGCAAGAGCAGGGCTACTTTGTACCGGTGTTTCGGGTTCAGGCTCCTCCGTAGGGACTTCTGGTGTAACAGGTTCGGGCTCTAGTGTTGGCTGTATTACCTGTAGGATCCCGTTAGATGCAGAAGGGGTAGAGAACACTCCTGCCGACATAGCTGCTGCCATAGCTCCCGCTAGAAAAGGAGAAGCCTGAGAAGTCCCGCTTCTGGCCTTGGCCATGTTGTAGTTAAAAGTATTAGCAGAATTGATTCGCACACCGGGGGCATATACGTCTACACAAGATCCATAGTTGGAGAAAGATGCCCTAGTGTCGTTCATGTCTATAGCACCAACTGCAAGTACCCCAGCAGCAGAAGCAGGGGAGTAGTTGCACGCATTAGCAGCAGAATTTCCGGCAGCACTTACTACGGTTAGCCCTACTTTAATAACTGATTCAGTTATCGCATTTACAATATCATCCTTGGCACCCCCAAGGCTCATGTTAACTACACCTGCAGTTCCAACGGGGTGATTGCTGATTATCCACGCTAGTCCGGCTCGAAGTGAGTCTGTGTTGCCCACTCCGGAACAATCTAAGACTCTTACTGGCACAATGGTTGCAGATTTAGCCACGCCAAAGTAAGTCCCAGCCGCAACAGCCGCAACGTGAGTTCCATGTCCCTGACAATCAACCTGATCTAAGTTCTCGCCGAATGCGTCAAATCCATCAATTACACGTCCGCTTAGGTCGGGATGGTTTGAGTCCACTCCGGTATCTACAATGTATATACGTATGCCGGCTCCAGTGCCGCCGTAGGAGTACTGGCCATCCATGATACCGTCTACACGATCGAGGCCCCAAGTCGGGCCAGATTGGACATCCATAGTTGTGAAGATAGTCTCTGCCTTGACTGGCATAGCGCCAGAGGGAACAGCGATTACAGCGGCAACTATTGCCGCGAATCCTGCAGATATAGCTACTAATTTATTAGTCATACGTTTAGGGTAGCATACTAGATATAACTACGCAAGCTTTAGGACTTTAGACGGTTTTTTATGTCGGTGCTGCTTATACCAATTGTGTAAGGTAAGTAGACCAAAGATATACCCCTGGCATCTAACCAGTTTTGAGTAAATCCCATCTGCGAGTAGTAGTCTCTGCCTTCCCAGTCGGAGCCCACTGCAATAATGTCCGGCATTGTCGACTCAATAGCGATCTTGCTATCGGCACCGCCAAAGTTCTGAATAACACTGGTGACCCACTTGCAGGACTCTAGGGTAGTCAATCTTTCTTGATACGACATTACAGGATTACTACCTTTGTAGAATTGGATAAACTCATCTGTATTTAATGAAACACAGACATCACCCAAGCGAGAGCATTGCTCTAAAAACCTTGCATGGCCCCAATGGAAAAGGTCAAAAGTTCCTCCTGTGTATACGGATAGAGGCGTACTCATTAGAGTATCGATTCGTGCAGCAGTTCTAGCTTATTTATAATTTCCCTAGGTTCCCTAGAATGAGGCAGTCCTATGTAGTTGAGCCCCGATATAAAAGAGTAAAGCGGGTATTGGAGATGGTACGCACTACTGTAGTTGCCATTTCCGAAGTGCGTGCCCAAGGGTGTAGCTAGCTCTATGATAGCGGATCCTGGTTTCATGAAGAAGAGATTGAATAGCCCGCTTCCAGAAGGAGATATTAAGGTTTTCAGCGAGGAGAAGAACCTTACTTGGTCCTCAAAAGAGGCAAAATCCTCAGAGAGACGGATTTCGGTGTCCCCCTTTGCGAGAAAGTAATTGATTAGAGTAGATTCTTCGTTAACTCTAGATTGAGTAGCTGTGTATTTTAAGTGTCTGTTGTTGGCCAGCCACTCGAGTTCTCCGTCGTCAAGATCTTGAGAGTCTACCCCACTCTGCCTACTCAAGTACGAGCATCCGGCCACGTCTGATCTATCGACTAATTTATCGGAAACATATAAGCAAAAGTCTCTCACTAGACTCATAGTGTGCGCATTCCGATCAACGGCTTCAACTAGGCGTAGGTTGCTAAATCTAAATGTCGAGAATTCTTCAGCTGCACTACAGTAGATAAAATTTACACCGTATGCTTCTAAATGTTTTAGAAAAAATTCGTACTCGCTGATCTCTCTTGCCTTTGGGGGAACTATAAAGGTAATTACCTGAGAACTAAGAGTAGCCGCTTCATGCATGGAAAGGATGCCGCTTAGGTACTCTTCAAACATGTGCCCATACTGCAGAACGATCGGTATGAGGGCGCAGTTTTTTATGTCAGATATCACTGTCGGATTGCTCAAAGAGCTAGGGGGTACGTCACCTACACTCGCGTATACAGCGTGCACATCGCTGTCCTTAAATGTGACGTACAGCCCGTCAGAGTACTGTGTGCCTATGGGGGCTAAATCGCCAAATATCTCATGCTTCATGCTTAAAATACTACACGAATTTATTTAAATCGATGACGTCCCTCTCCGTGGACTTGAACCACGAACCAGTTAACCGTAAACGGTCAACCACTCTGCCAATTGAGTTAGAGAGGGTTGTTGATACTAACTATACATCTATTCCACGGTTTGTTGCCCGCCAGACAGAAGGCGAGTGGGTTTCCTCAATGGACTTCTTTTGATCGGTATCTTCATAGAGACGAATTACGTGGAGGCAGGGGTCACCACCATCTTCAAATTCTTCCATTTCTGTTTCTGACATGGGGGTCCCGTCATGAGTGTCACATATAGCAGGACCGCACCAGCCCATCTTAATTCCGTGTTCTAGCCAAATTTCAAAAGTATCCATGACAAAATAATAGCCCCTACCGGAGCATTTGTCCAGTAGGAGCTGTTATTTTTTTATTTGTTAGTCTCTTTTTGCTAGATACGGATCTGCATCCTCGGCCGACTGTGAGCCAAAAGCCGAGTTGATCTCCTGCATGTCAAGCACGCCATCAGTCATATACGCACGAGATAGATTCTCTGCTACGTCCATGAGGCCGATAAATGCTGCCATTGCACCTGCTTGCCAGAGTTCTACTCCAGCAAGAGAGCCTCCAGCAAAGACTCCACTTACACGGAGAATAATTAGAGCTACGGTTCTACGAAATACTTCTGCGAAGATTCCCATGAGACTCCCTTAGATAGATTGCGAATATAGACGCCTCTCTCCCAGGCAACTTCTATTCTACCATCTAGCGCTTAAGCTGTATTCTAGACCTATCTCTACCGACCTTGCGCCTAATATTAGTGCGCTGCTCCTCAGTGGTGCCCCCCCAAATACCCGAGTCATAGCTTGTTATGGCATACTCTAAACACTTGAGACTAAGTGGGCACTTGTTGCACACTTCTTTAGCGGCCCTTAAGTTCTTGTAAGACGAGGTTACTTTTCCAGTACGATCTTCAACATCCACGGGGAAAAACAATTCAGGGTCCACAGATTCAGAAGCGCAAGAAGCAGTACCCTCGGAGATAAACTCTGGTACTTGTATTCTTAAGTATTGTTTGTCTCCCATGGTGGTTACCCTCGCGTTGTGTTGAATCCTGGCCCGCTAAAAGTGATCGTCGGAGCAGTGAACTTACGCTTTAGTCTAGTGCCACACAGGGGGGTAACGCAAGTGAAAACTTGCTGATCTTCAGAAATCCCACGGACTTCCTCATACTCGTGTCCATTCTCACAGGTATAGGAATAAGTAGGCATGGGTACAGTATACAAAAGAAAAGCCACCCCGGAGGGTGGCCTATCTTTTTACTTACTTGTACCGCATCCGCAGCCTTCGCAGTCGCAACCCATTTTCGCCTCCTTAGAAGTCCCAGTCGCTGTCTTCTGTAGCCTCATTCTTAGCAATCACGTAGGAAGAACCCGAGCCAGAGAAGAAGTCGTGGTTTTCGTTAGCGTTTGGGCTAAGAGCTGAGAGGATAGCTGGATTTACATCACAGACTTCCTTAGGAAACAACGCTTCGTAGCCCAAGTTCATAAGGGCCTTGTTTGCGTTGTAGTGCAAGAACTTCTTGACATCCTCGGTTAGTCCTTTGGAGTCATACAGGTCTGCAGTGTACTTAATCTCGTTCTCATACAGTTCCATGAGAAGATCGTAAGTGTAGGCCTTTAGCTCTTCCTGACGCTCGGCAGATTGCTCTGCTAGCCCAAGCTGATACTTGTAGCCAATGTAGTAGCCGTGTACAGCCTCATCGCGAATGATTAGGCGAATTAGGTCTGCGGTGTTGGTTAGCTTTGCTCTGGAGGACCAGTACATCGGCAAGTAGAAACCAGAGTAGAACAAGAAGCTCTCCAGCAGAGTGGAAGCTACCTTGCGCTTTAGCGGGTCATCACCGTTGTAGTAGCCAAGGATGATATCTGCCTTTTTCTGAAGATAGGGGTTATCCTCTGACCAGCGGAAGGCATCGTCAATGTCCGCAGTCGAGCACAACGTTGAAAATACGCTCGAGTAGCTCTTGGCGTGTACTGACTCCATAAAAGCAATGTTGGTGATAACCGCCTCCTCGTGCTGAGTTCTGGCGTCCGGCATAATGCTCATCGAGCCGATAGTTCCCTGAATAGTGTCAAGCATGGTTAGACCAGTGAACACTCTCATGGTTAATTGTTTTTCTTCTGGAGTTAGCGTGCCCCATGACTGGATGTCATTTGAGATAGCTATCTTTTCAGGCAGCCAGAAGTTCTGGGTAAGCCTGTTCCAGACGTCCAGATCAATGACATCTTCAACCTTATTCCAGTTGATTGGCCTAGTGACTAGTTTAGTTTTCATAGTGTTTTCTTTCTCTGTTAGAGCATGCAGCTGACACAGCCTTCGACGTCAGTACCGTCGAGGGCCATTTGGCGGATGCGGATATAGTAAATAGTTTTGATGCCTTTTTTCCATGCGTAAATCTGAGCTCTGTTGACATCCCTAGTAGTTGCGGTGTCTTTGAAGAACAATGTTAGTGACAGCCCTTGATCAACGTGGGCAGTCGCTGCTGCGTAGACATCGATAACCTTTTCAGGACCAATCTCGTAGGCGTCAGTGAAGTACTCCATGTTATCGTTAGTCAGGAACGGAGCTGGATAGTAGACACGTCCAAGCTTTCCTTCCTTACGGATTTCAATCTTTGCCGCAATCGGGTGAATCGAGCTTGTTGAGTTGTTGATGTAGGAAATCGATCCGGTTGGCGGAACAGCCTGAAGGTTCTGGTTGTAGATACCGTGCTCCATTACCGAAGCGCGGAGTTCAGTCCACTCAAAGTCTCCTGGAATCTTAATTCCAGCAGTGTCGAAGATTCCTTTAACCTTGTCAGTTTTAGGGCCCCAGTCGCCTCCAATGTACTTGCTAAAGAACTCACCACTTGCATAGCTAGAGTTTTCGAAGTTATCAAAAGGATCCTTGGTCTCTTTGGCCATTTCGTTGGACGCTTTTAGAGCGTTGTATAGAATGGTCATAAAGTAGACGCTAGTAAAGTCAATTGACTCATCGTCGCCGTAGTGCATACTTTCCTTACCAAAGTAACCGTGAAGGTTCATCTGGCCAAGTCCAATTGCACGAGATTTTTTGTTACCTTCGGCAATGGACATCACTGAGTCAATGTAGCTCATGTCAGCCACTGCTGTTAGGGCCTTGATGGCGGTTCTAACGGTCTTCTCGAAGTCAGGTGACATCATTGCCTTAGCAATGTTTAGAGAGCCCAGGTTGCAAGAAATATCCTTACCAATCTGGTCGTAACTCAAGTCATTGTTATAGGTAGTAGGTGTGTTCACCTGCAGAATCTCAGAGCAGAGGTTAGACATATTGATGCGGCCCTCTACAGGGTTGGCATCATTTACGGTGTCTTCATACATGATGTATGGGTATCCAGACTCAAACTGAAGCTCTGCGATACGCTGAAATAATTCACGAGCTGAGATCTTAGTTTTCTTGATCTCCGCATTGTCTACCATTTCTTGATACTTCTCAGTTACTGAGATATCCCCAAACGGCACTCCGTAGATGCGCTCAGCGTCATAAGGTGAGAATAGGTACATATCATCGCCATTTTTAGCTAGTTCAAGCGTGATGTCTGGAATAACCACACCGATCGATAGAGTCTTAATGCGAGTCTTCTCATCGGCGTTTTCCTTCTTGGTGTCTAGGAACCTCATAATATCTGGGTGATGAGCGTTTAGGTAGACCGCACCAGCGCCCTGACGAGCACCGAGCTGGTTTGCATACGAGAATGCATCTTCAAGCATCTTCATTACTGGGATAATTCCAGAAGACTGATTTTGGATCTTCTTGATTGGAGCCCCCTGCTCCCGGAGGTTAGAGAGGTTTAGGGCAACACCACCGCCACGCTTTGATAGCTGCAAAGAGGAGTTAACGGCACGAGCAATAGACTCCATGTTGTCTTCGATGCGCAATAGGAAGCAAGAAACGTACTCTCCACGCTGGGCTTTGCCTGCGTTTAAAAAAGTGGGAGTTGCTGGCTGGAAGCGCCCAGAGATAATTTCCTCGATCAAATTTTTAGCTAGCTCGGCATCGCCTTGCCCTAGCATAAGGGCGTTCATTACAACGCGGTCTTCGAAGCGCTCTAGGTAGCGTTCGCCGTCAAAGGTTTTCAGCGCATACTGAGTGTAAAACTTGTAGGCACCGAGGAACGATTCAAAACGGAATTTGTAGGCGTATGCCTGCTTAAACAGGTCCTTTACTTCTTCTTTTGAGTACTTATCTAAGAGTCCAAGGTCATAGTAGTCATTCTCAACTAAGTAGTCGAGCTTCTCCTCCAGCGAATGGAAGAACACGGTGTTCTGGTTGATGTTGTCTAGGAAGTAAGCGCGAGCTGCTGCCTTGTCTTTGTCAAACTGAATCTCCCCATCAGGGCCGTACAGGTTGAGCATTGCATTTAATTCGTGATAGCTGTAGTTGTCCACAGTTGTTTTAACCTCTCGTTTACTTGTTCTACGTCATACGGTGTACCCATTATTTCTACGCGATACAGCAAAGGTACACCAGTTTTTGCTGAAATCATCTCGGCTGCACCGCAAAAGTGGTCACCAAAATTAGTATTGCCGAGTCCGACAACACCGCGAAGCAAGTCTCTATTGGTTTTGATGTTCAAAAAACTCTTGACCTGTTTTGGCACAGTGTGCTCGTCATTTCCTCCACCATAAGTGGGGAGAAACAAAACGTACTCTCCGTAAGCCATGAAAGGCTCTTCACCATCCCATCGGACTGGTATCCGCTGAGCTGGAAGGCCTAACTTTTCCATAAACCTGTGCGTATTATTAGATACGTTAGAAAAATATACTATGTCGTACATAATTACACAAGTGCAGAAATTTTATCCATGCGAAACCCACTCCAGTGGTCGTCACCTACAACAACAATAGGTGCAGCACTGTAGCCAAGCTCTTTTACGAGCGCCATGGCAGCTTCATCCGTACTTAGGTCGATTGTTTCAAACTCAATACCGTTCCTAGTCAAAACTCTCTTGGTGCTGTCGCATTGGACGCATGAAGGCAGTGTGTATACAGTAACCATGTTTGATACCTTTCAGATGGCAAGAGATGACAAATCCTGGCGTTTTTTGTTGCAAAAATGCAGACGCCAGGACCGGTTGGATAACCAGTATAAGTCAACATCTAGTGGTTGATTTTTATTATATATCTAAGAGTAGTGCTTCCGCAATGTTTTTGCAAATTGAGCAGATAGGGAATTTATTTGGGTCTCTAGACGGTACAAATAGCTTCCCACAGATGGCCATTACGGGCCTACCCATGATATATCCTTCGGTCACAGAAGCTGCTTCAGCATAGTGAGCGAATTCAGGACCCGACTCTTCTGCATCCAGATTGTTTAACTCTGTACTTTCTAGAATACTACTCATGGGTCCAGTATAGCTCCTCGTGTAGTGGTCCACTATCTGCGGTACAATTGAGATAACTCTGCCAATCATACCGCTGAAAAGAGTCTAATTGAGCTCACCCGCAGGTCTTTACAACATTATAGCCGACCAAGGCTCAACTTTTTCACGCGTAGTTTACTACAAGGATCCTGCGAATAAGCCGATAATCCTTCGCGGGTACTCTGCAAGAATGCAAGTTAGAACATCTGCTGAGAGCCCTGTAGTGCTGTTGAACCTTACTACAGAAAATGACGGCATAGAGCTAGGAGAGACAGATGGTAGCGTCTCTATCTATATTTCTGATGATGTAATGACCACAATCGAGGAAGGTATGTACACTTATGACCTCGAGCTTGTGGCCCCATCAGGTGACATATTTGTTTATAAGATCCTTCAAGGTAACTTTGCAGTTAGGTCCGAGGTAACCAGATAATGTCTCAGTACGAGGTGACCGCTGTCTCCGCGGGGCGCTACCCGCGGCATATTCTTTCTGTCTCTGCGTCAGGCCCACAAGGCGCAGAAGGAGTTACTGGCCCTGGGGGCCCTACAGGGGCTGATAGCACTGTAACTGGCCCAACTGGTCCTATTGGTCCGACTGGAGCCGATAGTGCCGTTACTGGCCCAACTGGAGCCGACAGCTTTGTAACTGGCCCAACTGGTGCTGACTCACTAGTTACTGGACCTACTGGCCCAACTGGAGCCGACAGCTTTGTAACTGGCCCAACTGGTGCTGACTCACTAGTTACTGGACCTACTGGCCCAACTGGAGCCGACAGCTTTGTAACTGGCCCAATTGGTGCTGACTCACTAGTTACTGGACCTACTGGCCCAACTGGAGCCGACAGCTTTGTAACTGGCCCAACTGGAACCCTTGGCCCAACTGGTGCTGACTCACTAGTTACTGGACCTACTGGCCCAACTGGAGCCGACAGCTTTGTAACTGGCCCAACTGGAACCCTTGGACCAACTGGTGCTGACTCACTAGTTACTGGACCTACTGGCCCAACTGGAGCCGACAGCTTTGTAACTGGCCCAATTGGTGCTGATTCTCTTGTAACAGGACCCACTGGTGCAACAGGTTTGACTGGTGCTGACTCACTTGTAACAGGTCCAATCGGATCTCAGGGTGCTATAGGGCCAACCGGGCCTCAGGGGACTGATATTAATTTCGTCGGTTCGGTTGCAGATGTCGCAAGCTTGCCTAATGGGGCATCCAGCAACGATGCGTACATTGTTGACTCCGATGGTAATCTTTATGTTTCAGATGGTGCAGAGACTTGGACTGATGCAGGTCAGATTGTTGGTCCTATTGGGCCAATTG